AGCTGGATTAAATTGGCAAGGAGCATGGTCAGCTTCAGGAACTTATGTAGTAGATGATGCTGTAGGTTATGGTGGTGCATCATGGTTTTGTATTAATAATGTTGGTCCTTCTGTAACAACTCCTGATGTAGATCCTACTAATTGGGCATTACTTGCATCACAAGGTGCACAAGGTCCACAAGGAAATCAAGGTATACAAGGACCTATAGGTTTAACTGGTCCTCAAGGACCGACAGGTCTTACTGGCCCTCAAGGTATTCAAGGTATTACAGGGGCAACTGGTGCCGTTGGTCCCGTTGGTCCAACAGGTGCAACTGGTTTACAAGGTCCAATTGGATTAACAGGACCGGCAGGTCCACAAGGAATCCAAGGTCCTGCAGGGCCTCAAGGTCCAACAGGTGCTCAGGGGCCTCAAGGAGCTCCAGCACCAGCAGGTTTAGTTTGGCAAGGTAACTGGAGTGCAAGTGGTGTATATGCATTAAATGATGCAGTAGCATTTGGAGGTTCAACATATTTCTGTACTAATCCTGCAGGAGTAGGTCCTTCCCCTTCAGATCCAGCTTCAGATCCAGGTAACTGGGCACTATTAACATCAATTGGAGCTACGGGTCCAGCAGGACCAGCAGGAGCTGCCGGAGCAACTGGACCACAAGGAATAGCTGGACCAGCCGGAGCTACAGGCCCTACTGGTGCTACTGGAGCAACTGGAGCAACAGGTGCTACTGGACCACAAGGACCTACAGGAGCAACAGGTCCACAGGGACCAATCGGTCCTGCTGGTTTAACATGGCAAGGAGTTTGGGATCCATCTGCAACATATGTACAAAATGATGCAGTTTCTTTTGGTGGAGCTTCCTATTTCTGTTTTGTACCGACTGTAGGACCATCTCCTACAGATCCACCATCTGATCCAGGAAGTTGGGCATTGTTAGCTGCTGTAGGAGCAACAGGTCCTGCCGGAGCTGCAGGTGCCACGGGTGCAACAGGTGCAGCTGGTGCAGTAGGACCACAAGGTCCTGTAGGTCCAGTAGGTCCCGCTGGTGCGACTGGTCCAATTGGTCCTCAAGGTCCAGCTGGTCCATCAGGTATTGCAACATTAACCACAAGTGGTACTAGTGGTCTTGCAACTTTAGTTGGTTCTACTTTAAATATTCCTGACTATAGTTTACCATCATGGATTGAAACTAATGCATCTGATAAAACTGTTTGGTGTAATGGTAAAACTGACAATATTTCAAATACTGGGTTTGGTGAAGGAACTTTAGCAAGTGTAAGTGGGGGAGGATTTTCTACAGCAATGGGTAGATTTGCTTTAAGAAACTCAACAACTGCAAGTGGTAATTCAGCTTTTGGAACTCTTTCATTAGCCGGAATAACTACAGGAAATGATAATACTGCTGTTGGTTCTCTTTCATTACGACAAGTAGTAACCGGAAGTAGTAATGTTGCTGTTGGGACTAATGCATTAAATGCAAATACTGCAAGTAATAATACGGCAATTGGTGCAGCTGCTTTAGCGGCCAATACTACTGGTACTGGTAATGTTGCAGTTGGAAACGGTACTTTATCATCCCTAACAACAGGGTTAAAAAATACTGCTGTTGGAGGTAGATCATTATTTACAGCTACTGGTTCTAATAACTCAGCTCTAGGTTCTGATACTGAAAGTGGTGCCTTTAACAACTGTATTTTACTTGGACAAGGTGCAACAGCTACAGCAAGTGGTCAACTTGTAATTGGTAGTGCAGCAACTAATATCGGTCCAGTTGTACTTTCTACTGAGACTCAAACTCACTATTTACCAGTAACTATAAATGGTGTAGCATATAAACTTTTATTAACCACATAATAACTAAATAATATAATCATGGGAGCACTACCTGAATACGAAAATGTAGATAATGCACAGAGTGTAATGCCGGAGTATGGATCTCCACTTACACAAATGTGGCAATATCAAAACAGATCTGCTGATAAATTCTTAAAAGATGCCGGAGTAAAGTTTGCTGCAAGACAGTATGCAAACAATGCAGCTGCTATTGCGGCTGGTTTAACCAAAGGTGATTTTTATGTAACAGTATCTGGTACAGATTTAATTGTTAAAATTGTAAATTAAAAAAATCATGGAAATACTAACAATAGATAATATCTCAGCTCAAGTCTATACTATAAATAAACTTTTTGTTGAGAACAATGATTCAAAAGCAGTAGAGTTAACTAACCTTTTAAGAATGTTATTAAATGCAGGAGTTTATGATTCTGTTCAAGCTGCATATGAAGATGGTGTTCCTGTAGGAGCTTTTGTAGTTATTGATGATCCAGAAACTCCTGAACTAGAATATAATGTTCAGATTGTAAGACCTGGAACTGTATAATTTAATTAATATTTAAAGTCATGTCAAATAGTATAGGAGACTTAAAAAATAGTGGTCTACAGGGAAATAATTGGCCATGGCAGTTTCGAGTTTTAAAAGGGCTGGATAATATATACACTAGTATTGTTCAATATTTTACTCCTCAGTCTAGAACTGCTAATATATTGAATGATGTTGGTCCTGGTGCAGTACCTCCATCTTATGGTTTTTCAATTGCTAATATAGGTGGTGCAGCTGGTACTGTTGGTGGACAAACACTTCCTGCAGGTGCAACTATTAACTTTGATGCGGGAGCAATGAATAACTTTTTTGGGGGAATTGCTTATGATGCAACAGGTACTACATTTTTAATTACTTGGATTTCATAATGAATACTTTAATATCCATAACACCCAGCACAACTAATAAAGGTTTATTTGCACAAATTGGAGAAGGTCCAATTGCAACTGGAACTCTTGATACATCTATTGTAGGACCTGGAGTAGGTACACTCACAGTTCCGGCTAATGCATTTCAAGTTGGTGATAGTTTTAAAGCTACATTGTATGGGCATATTGATTCTGCTAATAATGAAGATTTAATTGTCAAACTTGATTGCACAACAGCATCATTAGGTGGTACTGGGACTATAAGTATGCCGCAATGTACTAATCAACATTTTGAATTTGAAATACAATTTACAATTAGATCACTTGGAGGACCTGGTGCTGCTGCAGTATTAACTGCGGGGTTCTTTACATTTTCTAAAGATGCATCTAATGCATTTGAAGGAGCTGATTTTACTAATGAAGAAAATACACTATTTGATACAACAGTACCTCAAACTTTAGATGTAAAAGTGCTTTGGGGTAGCAATGATCCAACAAATAAGATATATGTTGAATCATTTGTGTTGACAAAGATTTTTTAAAATGAAAACGGCATTATCAAAATTAGTAATATCAGCAGGCTACAGAGACATGGATCATTTTGTTACAAGTGCTTTTCATCCACATTTGGCTGGAACATGCACAGGAGTAAGTGCACTATTTGCAGGTATTGCTTATTATTTTAATGTTGTATTTGGCATTGTTCTTCCAGTAGGAATAGGAATCATACTTCTTTTTGGACTTGAATTCTATACAGGGCTTAAAGCATCAAAAAAAGAAGGTAAAAAATTTGATTCAGAATTGTTTGGAAAAGGCTGGTTTAAGTTATTTGTTTATATGTTAATGATAGGAATATCTCATGCAATGGCAACATATATAGAAATAAAGCCTATATTTGGGTTCACTTTTAATATATATGAGTGGTTGCATTATGCATTTTATAACTATGTAATTATTAATTTAATCTGGTCAAACCTAGAAAATTTTAAAAGATTAGGATGGACAGAGTATTCTCCAATACTTAAACGTCTATCAAAATATATAAAAGATGAACCAATAAAACCAACAGATCATGAAGGAGAAAACACTTAAAGAAAGATGGAATGGTAAAACACCTAAGTTCTGGAAAAGAGTACAAAGGTGGGCCATTATTACAGGAGCAGTTGCAGGAGCAATTATAGCTGCACCGGTAGCATTACCAGCAGCAGTTATAACAACTGCTACATATATTGCAGCAGTAAGCGCAACAGTAGCAACAACGGCTCAGTTAACAGTTGATGATTCTAATACTATTG